AACACTCTCCTCTCGGCCTCCTGTCTGTTATTCAAAACATTCAGTTTATCAGCCTTTTTTTGTACTGTCGAGTGCTACACTTTTTCATTAGTTTTTGCTACATTTCCATTTTACAAAAAACATATTGGGAGTATATCACACTTGTTTTAATTTCGAAAGAGGTCTAATGAACATACGCCCGGAAGCTGTAGAGGTATCTAAACTTTCCATAAGCGAATTAAACGCGCAACCGTTTTCATTAAATATATCCATTAAGGAAACTAAATCAGCTACAGAACGTGTAAGGCGGTCTAATTTGAAAACAAGTACATTCTTCACGCGCCCGGCTTTTATATCGTTTATCATGCGGTTTATGGCGGGTCGCTCTGTAATGTTCTTTCCGCTAATGCCTTCGTCAAGGTAAATATTGTAAATTGACCATTCCTTAACATTGGCGTATTCCTTTAGTTTTTGTTCTTGCGCCCGGATTGAAAACCCCTCTTGCGCTTGTTCTTCGGTGGAAACTCGACAGTATACGGCTGTTTCCATAATAAAAATCTCCTATCTGTTTTTTATTTCAGACGGAGATTCTCTATGTGCCTTGTCCTTCTTTTGCTTGATTCTTGGGATTGACGTTTTGAGGAAAAATTGTAATATTTTGACCTGTAGCTTTTCAGGCAAAATAATCCTATCCTGTTTTTCGTCCATTGCTTCACTCTCCACTAACTCATAATACAAGAATATATGAGCGGTGGCGGGTAGTCATTCCCTAAATCATCAAAGGAAGCCTATAAAATTCTTTGAAACAAGCTGTTTTACAGGCTTTTCGGCTTTCTGTGTTTTTCATATCGTTATCCAAACAAAAAAAGAAAAACGATGGTGAAGTACCCCAATACTACGTGGAAAAGTCGCATCCGGCTATAATCGAACCAGCGGTTTTCGATTTGGTACAGCATGAAATGCAAAAACGTGTATCCGGGCAAAACCGCCACAGCGGAGCAGGGATTTTCGCCAGCAGAATAAAATGTGGTGATTGCGGCAGTTGGTATGGAGAGCAATAATTATTGGGAAACTTCATCGTCAAAAAAATTATCGGGCAATCGCCCAATGAAACGAAAATAAAAATCTAATCTTTGTTGCCTTTTCGTGCCTCGCCCTTCGCCTTGGAATGCGACAATGCGTTCAAAAATATTGGAAACCATATCCCGACTCAATTCCGTTGCGCCTGTGTATTCCGATATCATCGCTACAAATTTTCGAGCATTGGCTTCGCGGTCTTTGACTTCCCGTAGCCGCTTTTCAAGGGTATCAATTTTAGCGGTCAGGTTTTTTTGTTCAACTTGGTAGCCGTTGTAGAGGTCATTGAAAGTGCTGTCATCAATTCTGCCAAGTGCGTTTTGCTCGAAAACCTTTTTTGTAAGGATTTTCAATTCACCATCGCGTCGTTTGAATCTTTCCAGTGTTTTCTGTTCGGCATCGTCTGTTTCCACGGTTACGAGTAGCTGCTCCACAAACTGGTCAACATCAAGTGTCGCTTTTACGGCATGATGGATGAGCGTTAGCGTCATGGCTTCAAGTTCATCAAAGCGCGTAGTATGTGTTGTGCATAGCCTATTATCCCCGGTTCGTGTGCCTTTACGGTAACCGCCGCAAGCGTAGTAAAGAGTTCCATCGCGATTAGCCAAAAGCGTCAATCGTCTGCCGCAATCACTACAAAATAAGCTTCCAGCGAAATGGCTATTAATATTGTGATTATTTTTTCGTTGTTTTACTTTTACAAGCGGTTGCACACGGTCAAACAGTTCTTGGCTGATGATGGGAGGATGCGTGTCATTCACAATAAGCCAATCCTCTCTTGGCACTGGCACAATTTTGCTGTTTTTGAAGGATTTGACCTTTTGTGTATTGCAAACCAGATGCCCCAAATACACCGGATTACGCAAAATACGCGCTATTGTTGACACTTTCCAATCCCACGGATAATCAATATCAAAACGAGATGAATATCTCCCGGTGCGACTGGAATCTAATGCACTTGGCATTAAAATTCTATCCTTGGCAAGTTGGTTGGAAATTTGGTAAGTTCCAAGGCCGTCCGCACTCATTTGAAATATACGTCTAACTATTGGCGCGGTTTCTTCATCAATAATAAGCTGGCCTTTTTTAAACGGGTCTTTGACGTACCCGTATGGTGTTCTACCAAAGCAATGTTCGCCGTTTAAAGCCCGTGTACGTTTCGCGGATTTCACTTTTTTTGATATATCCCGCGCATAAAATTCGTTTACAACAGACATAAAAGGCATTACGGCATTACCGCCAACATCATCCAAAGCTGTATCGATTGCGTCATTTACAGCGATAAATCTCACATCAGCATCGGGAAATACAAGTTCTGTGTAATAAGCTACAAGCGCATTATTACGTCCGAGCCTTGATAAATCCTTACACAAGACAATTCCGATGTTACCTTCCTCAATGTCGGAAATCATGCGTTTGAACCCGTTTCGTTCGAACGTAGTCCCGGAAATTCCATCGTCGATATACTCAGAATACACAACAAAACCGCGCTCTTTTGCATATTGTTGAAGCATTGTGCGCTGTGTTATTATGCTGTTACTTTCAGAATCCGAGCCATCGTCACGGCTGAGGCGGCAGTATATTGCCGCCGAGTTGTTCCGCTGTTTATTCATCTACAAACCCCTTTCTAAAACAGCGGCAAAAAAGGCTTGTTTGCAAGACCAGTATGCCGCTTTTTTTGATACATAGCAAGTTGAAAACGCTGGACATTACTGCGTTTTCACGCTACTCAGGAGTTTGTCTTTTAAGATTTCTTCTATCGGTGTTTTCCCGAAATACACATTTATGTGATATAAAGTTTTGCCTACACGTAATTTGCCCGATTGTGGTTTATTTTCAATATGTACAGTTTGTTCTTTTTCTTTGACGTAAGATGTTTTTTTAACCAAAGAAAAAACCTCACACATAATTGTTTGTTCAACATATGCGAGGCTGTTTGTCCGCTATACTAACGAAATTTGCTTATTTTATTAATGAAATTGCTTCTTCCAAATCGGAGGCAAATAACTGCCAGCTTCGCCCCGGTTGCCGGGTATAAATTCCTTCTTGTGTTATTTTATACCCGCGATTCCCAAACCGCTGGCGCATCAGCCGCCGCACTTCCTTTGTCGTAGGTTCTTTGAATACGACCACCTTAAACCGCTCTGTGCCGAACGTGAGGAGGCAGTTTTGCATTATACCCTTAGATATACGATGCCTTCGTATGCCTCCAAAAAAGGCCGCTATTTCGGCTGTGTTTTCAAATACACCGATGCAAGCCTCGTTCTCTTTCATATTATATAATCCATACCATTTTCCGCAAGCCATGCTCCCAACCCCTCTCGTTTTGGTGATACATTATTCACTCAAACCGAGAACAGAAGCAAGTTTTAAATCATGGATGGGATTTTAATTGTTGTTTGTATTGGATTGAATTATATGAGACTTTTTTGCAAAATAAAATAGCTTCCAACATTTGGGCCGGAAGCTATTGGAATCTGTTCTTTTGTTAAAAATGCATAAAAGCCGGTGCGGTTTCAATGGGTGTTATTACGCATAAACCAGCGGTTTATCATATTCGAACATCCCTAATTCTTCTTCAGTTAAATCCATTTTTGAAACATTCTTTTCTTTACAATACTTGGTCATTGCCCTGTAGTCGTACTCAACTATCAATGGGCGTTTAGGGTTTGCCAAGTATCCCCCGGCACGTTCTGCCGCTTCGTCAATAGCATCCCAACCTTTTTTATCAGCTTCATTCAACATCCAAATCGCCCTCCAGTGTATATTTTTCCATTATATTTTTTGCGGTTTCTTCCAAAACTTCCATCCTATATTCGTGTATCCGCGCAGGAATCCTTGTCGCATCGAGCATGTCAGAATAATGTTTGACCAGTTCAAGGTTCTTTGCATCAAAGAATATATACCCATCAAACCCGTTTACAAACGATAATTTTATAGCTATCGCAAAGAGATGTCCGCCGACACCTTCAAATTGCTTGCTTATGCCCCTGTTGTGTGGTGCGCTCTCCACCAAATGAACATAGACAGCACCGCGCACAACTTCGGCTGAAACCAGCCCTTGGATAATATCGTCATCTTTAATCAGCAACTTATATATATTCGTTTTTTGTAAAGCTTCATCCGTCCAGTCAAAAAGCCATCCTTTTTTCTTTAAATCGGATATATCGGATTCCGATGCAAGCGAAAAAGTGGTCTGAAACACTTTCCCTGTCGAAACCTCAATCAGACACGGAGTTAATTTATCGATTAGTATATCCAATTTCATTTGGCTCACCTCGGTTTTACTGCTTCCATTATAAACCGAAATGGCCAAAATGTAAAAGACTATTTGAAAAATAGAGAAATTTCGTTCGGCTTGCGTTTGGTTTATCTTTTGCATGATGTAAAAATATTTTTTTATGTTCATCAAAAAAGCCCCGTTTTTATATGTGTAACGAGACTTTTTCTGCTAGAAATGAATCAATTCATCTGATTCCATTTCGCAATCATCGGGTTCAAAATTATATTCTTCCCATCCAATGAATGTATTCCCTTTATGTTGCTTTAAGTGAAGTTCGTACTCATAATCCAATTTTTCAGCTTCACAAAATTCGCAACTGAACACAATCGTCATTCCATGCCTGCGTTTTGAAGGATTTTTTATTTCGGATGATAAAACAGTCTGTACAACTGTTTCCCTGCCAGAAATAGTGGTAACAACTGTTTCTTCGGCATCTTCACCCCGAGTATATACGATTATTTTTTCATGATGCAAATAATTACCACCGCAGCGTGGGCACATTAAGGCATCTTCATCGTCAAATAGTTCCATTGTCATTCCCCTTCACAACAAATTTGAATCGTCGTTCTCTTGTGCTATACGATTTTAACCAATCGACTCTGCCAGCACCTCAAGATACATATTACGTCCGCGCACATCCTCGATGCTTGTGATTTTGTACTGCTTTCCACCACAACCTATTTTCATTTTGGTGGTTACCTCCAGCCCCGGTATCACCCTAAAGATAAACAACCAATTGGCAGTGGAAAACTGCGCCCGGTTTGCCCATTTCACAGTACCGCTTCGGTATTCCTGAAACGCTCTGACGCTGGCTTTCACAATATCCTTTTCGGTGGCAAACCCGGCGGAGTCCTTAATCTTTTCAGTTGCGATTATATCGATAAACGCATTCATTTTTCCGATGGCCATAAGCTACACCTCAAATTACTATGCTGGCAAAAATATTGTCTACACACGCCATCGCTTGTGCATCCGCAACAGCATATTTACGGTGTTCCACACTTGTTGCCCCGCTTGGACGCTGTCGGCAAAGTAACCCCCTGTCGAGCCGTCACGACTCTCGTAAAAATTTGATGCAAGCATTATGACGGCTTGTTCCGTGGTTGGACGCATTGGTTTGTCTTTATAAGAGCCTTCGGGTGCGCCTTGGAATGTTTCGGCATAACTGACCGCCGCCGTTATCATATGGTTGAGTAGGGCATCGTCCTGATCATGTGATATGATCAGGTTGGCTTTGACTTTTTCAAGCAAGGTATCCAATTTTACGCACCGCCCATTTGCAATACCTGAACCGCCTCCGGCAGAATCAATTTGCCATCCACCCTTTGGGTTGCCAAATAGCCAACTTGCCCCGTGGTGGCATATAATTCATTTAACCGTTGGAACATCCGCGCTTGCCTGTCAGCAATCCAATAAAACGAATAATCGCCAAAGGCCAGCACCTTCGCGTCCGCTTCAATTGAAGGGATATAACTGGATGTGTAGATGGGTCTGCCCACAATCATATCGGGAGTGCCTTCTTTGATAGATGGTGTCCATATATACTGGCCGGAAGCGTCTTTCAGCTTGCGGAGCATTTTAACGGTGGCATCATTTGCGATAAAAGCCGCTTTCGCCCGATATGGTGTGCGTAGGGAATAGAATAAATCAATAACATCGTCATGGGTAATTTCGGTAGCACTTGCGGCGGTCACACCAACGGGTGCGCCGCCTGTGTCAGCAAAAATACCTGTGGGCTTTTTATTACCATCCCCAACAAAAAACGCCTCTTCCTCTTTCACGCCAATGCGCCGTGCAAACTCCTTTGCGATGTAGGCCTCTAAGGGGAATGCGCTGTCTTTCAACAACTCGATGGATATTTTAATCATCGTTGCAACTTTGTGTGCATACAACGTCACTTGACCGAAAATATTGTCACTTTCGGGAATCTGCTCCCCTTCTTCTACCCAAGCCGCTGTGCCTTTAGTAGCCACAACAGGGATTTGCTTCTCGCCGCTGGATGATTGGATTACATTCGCCAAACGCCGGAAAATGTTTTCTGCTTCCAATGCTTCAATTAATTTGTTGTTAAATTCATCCGGCACAAGATAACCGCCTTCGGCATCAACGCCAACTTTTAACGCATTACTAATTTCACGGCCACGGATGGCATTCCAAAAAGCGGTGTTGTACTCAGCAGACGCATGGCCTGTTTTGACGGAAGGCGTACCCGGCATGGCAGTTATCGGCAGCGATGTCGCGGCAGTAATTTCATTATCAATAACACGCGCCCGCTCCAGCAGTTCGATTTCCTTGCCAAGTGCCACAACTTCAGCTTCCATTTTGTCATATGTAGCCGCATCTTCAGCGGAAAGACGGTCATTCGCGCTCCGTTTGGAATCAAGGAAGGCTTTGGCGGCCTCCCATGCTTTTGTGCGTTTTTCACGCAATTCGAGAATTGTGTTCATTGCAAAACCTCCGTTTAATTTAGTTTATTGAATAACGATGCACGTTGTTCTGTATTGATAATAACGCCGGGATTGGTGTCGATTTCAGTATCTGACATTTTGTCATATACTGGATTGCCCGATGTTTCGTGGGTTTCTTGGATTTCATTTTTCCGCATTTTATCCAGCAGGGAATTTAACACTACCCTCGGACTGTATGTTGCCGTCACATTAGTCGTTGGAATTTGTAATTTATACCCATCACCATCGCCCTGATACATAATCTCGTCGGCAAAGCCCAACGCCACAGCGGTCTGCGCTGGCATATCCGTTTCGACATCCATCATGTTCGATAATTTTATGCGCGACAGCCCGGACTTTATTTCGTAGGCATTTATTATCGAATCTTTCACGCTGTCCAATAACCGCTTTGCTTTCATCATTTCTTCGCTGTCACCGATTGCGATTGTGCTGGGATTATGTATAAGGATATGCCCCACAGGAGAGATCAGAACCCGATCCCCGGCCATCGCCACCACGCTTGCGGCACTGGCCGCCATTGCGTCAATCTTGACCGTGACCGTGCCGGGATATTCTTTGAGCATGGTATAAATAGCCGCCGCCGCAAACACATCGCCCCCGGATGAATTTATCCAAACAATAACATCGCCGTCGCCGGAATATAATTCCCGTCGAAAATTTTCCGGCGTAATTTCATCGCCCCACCATGTGGACTCCGATATCGCGCCGTCCAAATATAGGGTACGAGTCTTATCTGCGTTTTTTACCCAATTCCAAAATCTACTCATCGGGCATCCCCTTCCGATTCCTGTAGGCCGCACCCACATCTTTTAATTTGACCATATTTCCGTTTACCATAAAGTTGAAACCACCATCTTCCGCAGAGATTTCATTCAGATTTTCCAGCCGTCTAATGTCGTTGGGACACAAGAAACCGTTTTGGATACCTGTGGAGTACCCGCGCATCCGTGTGGCGTAATCCCCGCGCAGTAATCCATCCAAGTTAAATTTTATGAACATTTTTGGTTTTTCAGAAGGCAATATTAAACTTTGCCACAGGCTCTGCTCCCATCGGGTCACCCAAGGATTAATACAATATTTGACGAATTCTAATGCTTGCATTTCTATGTTATTGAAAGAAGAACGCTCCAAATCCCCAATCATATGCGGCGGCACTTGGAATATTCTTGCAATTTCGTTCAGTTGAAACTTGCGTGTTTGTAAAAATTGCGCTTGTTCCGGTGGAATGGAAATCTGCGTATATTTAAGCCCATCAGAAAGAATCGCCATCCTATTGGATTTATTTGCACCTGAGTGGATGGCCTCCCATGTTTCCCTTAATTCGCTAACCTTCTCATCTTCAAGTGTGCCGGGTACTTCCAAAACCCCGCTGGGTGTACCTCCGCTGGCAAAAAACGAAGCCCCAAAGTCCTCTGTGGCGATGGCCATGCCAATGGCGTTTTTCGCCAGCGCAATGGGTGAGTATCCAATCAGCCCGTCAAAACTTAAACCGGGAATATGCAACACATCCTCGCGGCGTAAAATAATGGCATCACTTTTCCCACGCGAACCCGCTTCATCCCGGTCGCGCCAATATGTATAATAAATTTCGCCCCGTTCATTACGGCTTACATCCATCTTATTCGGCAGAAGTGGGTACAGCCCAATAACGCGCCCACCTCCGTCACGAATGATTTGTGCATACCCGTTGCCATATATTAACAAATGGGACATCAGCGTCTCGCGAAAAGAAAAGCTGGTCATTTCCGGGTTTGGCGCATGATAAAGTAAATGATACAGCGGATGCTCCGGCACAGGTGTTGAGCCGTTTCTGTCGCTGTTGTCGTATACATATACTTTTAGTGGCAAGCTGGCGATGGCTTCGGATATCACGCGAACGCAAGCGTAAACAGCCGATGTTTGGAGTGCGGTGGTTTCGTTGACCATAACGCCAGCCTTCGAGCCGCCCCAAAGGAAGTGACGGCTGGTGCTGAGACTGTTTTCCACTTTTTTATCATTATTATTAATGCTATCTTTGTTTTTTCGGAATCTGTCGAAGAAACCCATATAATCCCACCTTTATTTTCTTGGGTATACTACAGATTATGAGGAAGTGGATATGCTTATGACGGATTCAGCGCGGAACAAATTTTCGGCATGAATCTTGACAAGCATCGGAAAAATTGTTAAAATCGTTGTAGGCGATTTCGCCCGGAAGCATCCGGGTATTATTTTTTGTGCATGCGGCGAAGGCCGTTTTTTATTTTATTTACGTTCTGCGTGATTTTGGCGGTGGAATAGGTTTAGTAACACCATTTCGTGTTATTGTATTATTCACCCAATCAACAACAGCCGCGCCCCCGGTCGGTACTTTTTTCGCTGGCAATGTTGCTCTGTGTAGAGCCATCAGGCAAGCAACCGCGCCGTCTATACGCTCAGTTGCCTTCTTTTTATCGGGTTTCAAGTTCCCTGATGCATCAGTTGTAATTACGACATTGTCAAAGTTCCATCGCAGAAGGCGGTTTCCCCCGTGGGCAATACGTTCTTGTAAAACAAGTCGGAATAATTCCTCACAGGCCGGGGACATATCTCTGTATCCCTGCCCAAACTCAACCATTGTAAGCCCGGAATCCTCCAGCCTTTGCTTTAACATTTCCGCACCCCAACGGTCGTAGGCGATTTCTTGGATGTTATATATTT